AGGAGATATAACAATAACTCAATCTGGTTCAGCAGCAGGTGATGTAGATTCATCTGAGCCAACTGCGGCTAATTCTGTAGAAGAAGGTGATGCAATTGAAATTATTTCAGATGGTGGTTCTTCAACTGCTTGTGAAATGATCGTTACTTTTGTAATCAGAAGATAATTAAATTAGGGGGTGGAAACACCCCCAAAAAATGAGTATAGATTAAATTAAATAGGAGAAAAAAATTATGGCTGGAAATTCAACTGACCCACTATTCGCTGTCGTATCAACTGAAAAATTATCATACACTGCTACAGCAGATCAAAGTGCAGCTTTTGCAAGTGGCGTTCACCATATTAGAATTGTAGCAACATCAGATTGTCATTATGCAATTGGTGCAAACCCAACTGCAACTGCAAATGATACTTATTTACCTGCTGACACAATTGAAAAGATTAGAGTCAATCAAGGTGAAAAAATTTCTGTTGTTCAAAATTCTGCTGGTGGAGATGCTTTTATAACTTCTTTGTCTAAGTAATGGCTAAGAAAAAGGGAAATGTATTTGGTAAAGTTATTACCTATACAAAGACTCACAAAGGCACATCGCAAGGTCGTAAACCTATTACTTCTACCATGAACAAACATAAAAGACGTTCATGGAAAAAATATAGAGGACAAGGCAAAGCATGAGTAAAAGATTTGAAGAAAAAGATGGTTTAGTAAAAACAACATACCATTCAGATGACATGAATAAGCAAGTCGTCATTGAACGAAATGTTGATTACAAACCTATTATTAATCATAATAAAAAAATGTACACTCAAAATGATGGTTACTCAAAATCAAGAGATTTAAAAAGAGTAGCATCTATTCCTACTTTAGTTTTAGAATTATGGACTAAAGAATATAATGGAACAGGAAATTGGTTTGCTTTACCAAAAGAAGTACAACAAAAAATTTTAAAAACAAAACTTAATTCTAATGAGTTTCAATATTTTAGAACAGCACCAGGAAGATTATAATGGCATTAAATAATTATACAGCATTAAAAACAAGTGTAGCAAATTGGTTAAATAGAACTGATCTTACAAATGAGATTGTTGATTTCATTGCATTAACCGAAGCAGACTTTAATTCTAAATTAAGAATTAGAAAAATGATTAATGAAGAAGATGTTACCATTAATGCTGAAACAGTAAGTTTACCTACTGGATTTTTACAAATAAGAAACTTTTTTATTTTATCAGGTTCAACTAAATTACCTTTACGATACATGACACCATCACAAATGGATTCTATCAAAGGAACATCTACGACAGGAACTCCAGAAGTTTATACGATTGTTGGAGATAATTTAAGATTTGCACCTAAACCAGATGCTTCTTACACCGGTAAACTTAATTTTTATAAAAAGTTTGATGCACTATCTACATCCAATACATCTAATTTTATTTTAACAGATCACCCAGCAATTTATTTATATGGTGCTTTATATCATGCTACTAACTTTTTAGGTGGTATAGATAAAATGTTAGTTCAAAAGTGGCAACAAATGTATGCGACTGCAATGGAAAGATTAGAAAGAAACGATAGAGAAGATCAATTCTCTGGTTCACCATTACAAGTTAGATCAGAAGATACCATAAGTTCTAATTTCGGAGGTAGGTAATGCAGTTAAAGTTTGGTGAATGGCTACCAGATCAACCTGAACATTTAAATCCAGGTGCGAATGTTGCAACCAATGTATATTTTGCAAGAGATAGTTATAAAAGATTTCCTTCTTTAGTAAATTACAGCACTAATAATATTGGAGCTGATTGCAGAGGTGGAGGTTCATTTAGAGATAATGCAGGTAACGTCTATAACTTTGTTGCAAAAAATACTGACATCTATCAATTAGATGGTGGAACATTTACATCAAGAAAAGGTTCACTCACTGGAACAAATACAGACTATTGGACATTCACTCAATTTGGTAATTATGTTATTGCAAGTAATGGAGTAGATGCACCTCAATATTATTTGATGGGTACATCAACGAATTTTGCTAATCTATCTGCTATTGCTTCTGATGGAACGCCTCCAACATTTAGAGTATCAGGTGTTATAAGAGATTTTTTAGTTACAGGTAACCAATCATCAAATCAAAACAGAGTACAGTGGTCAGGTATTAATGATATTACAACTTGGACTGCTGGTTCTAAACTTGCAGACTCTCAAGACTTACCAGGTTCTGGTGGAGAGATTGTAGCAATTACATCTGGTGAATTAGGTTATGTATTTAGACAAAACCAAATAGTTCGTATGGACTTTGTTGGTGGTGCGACTACATTTAGATTTTCTGTGGTATCTCCAAACAGAGGTGCAGTCTATGGTAAAACAGTTTGCCAAGATAATAGAAGGGTTTTCTTTTATGCAGACGATGGTTTTTTTGAACTTAATGGAGATCAAGTTATTTCTATAGGTGCAGAAAAAGTTAATAGATTTTTTGATTTAGATTTAAACAAAGCATTTAGTGATAGAATATGTGCAGCAGTTGATCCGTTTAATCAATTAGCTTTATGGTTATATCCATCTGCTTCTAATACTACAAATACAACAGGTGTTTGTGATAGATTAATTATTTATAACTATGCAACTGAAAAATGGTCATTAGCAGAAGCTAACGCATCATTTATATTTTCACAGTTTGTGGGTGCATATACTGTAGAACTTATGGATATTATATCTCAAAACTTAGAGAATATTAATATTGCTTTAGATACAGACTTTTGGTCTGGTGGTCAGTTATTATTAGGTGCAATTGATTCAGATTTCAAAGCAGCTATTTTTTCAGGTACTGGTAATGAAGTTGAAGTAGAAACTTCAGAGGTAGAATTATATCCAGGTTTTAGATCAAATATTGAGGGAGTAAGACCAATTGTAGATGCTACAGCAACTGTATCAGTAAAGACTAGAGATAGACTTGCTGATAATCCTACTGCAACAGATTACGCTGATATGCAATCTGATGGTTTAAATAATATAAGAACTTCAGGAAGATATATTAGAGCTAATGTTAAAGTGGCTTCAGGTACGACTTTTACAAATGCTCAAGGCGTTGATTTTATTAGTTCACAAGGGAGTCAAAGATAATGGCAGATGTTATTGAAAAAGATATAGATAATGTTAGGTATTCATTTGAAACACAAGAGTTTTTTCAAAGACAACTTGAAGAATCTGTGAATAGCCTTATAAACAAAAATAACGTAGAAACAGATAAAGTTTTTACATGGTTCATGAGTTAGGAGTGATATGGCAGGTATAAAAGATTATTCAACAACAGCAGCAAGTAACACTTCAGTAGGTGGTATTAGTATTGCAGAAGGTATGTTACCTTCAAATATTAATAACGCATTTAGAGGTTTATTAGTTGATATTAGAGAATGGTATAACGATGGACAATGGGTAATCTATGGTGATGGTGATGCTTCATTTACTATATCTTATGCTTCATCAACTTCATTCACTATTGCCGGTCAAGATGTAACAAGTTTTTATCATGCTAATCGTAGAGTTAAAGCAATAGGAACTTCTACTGGCACAATCTATGGAACAATATCAAGCTCATCATTCTCAACTGATACTACAGTTAATGTTACTTGGGACTCAACAGGATTACAAAACGAAACGATTACTGTTCATGTTGCTATTTTATCTGCAACAAATGATTCTATTCCAGCAGATGTTATTGATGGAACTAAAATTGCAGACGATGCAATAGACTCAGAACATTATACTGATGGAAGTATTGATACAGCTCATATTGGTGATTTACAAATTACAACTGCAAAAATAGCAGCCGATGCTGTAACCAATGCTAAGATTGCAGATGATAGTATAGATTCAGAACATTATGTTGATGGTTCAATTGATACTGCACATATTGGAGATAGCCAGGTTACTTTAGCAAAACTTGCAAGTGATTCTGTAAACTCAGCAAAAATTGTAGATGGATCAATTGTTAATGCTGATATTAATGCAAGTGCAGCAATAGATGCAACTAAAATACATGATGGCACAATTTCAAATACAGAATTTGGATATTTAAATGGTGTATCAAGTGCAATACAAACTCAAATAGATGCTAAACAAGATACAGATGCAGAACTTACTGCTATTGCAGGATTAACTTCTGCTGCTGATAAAGGTATTCAATTTACAGGTTCAGGTACTGCTGCAACCTATGACTTAACTTCTGCTGGTAAAGCATTATTAGATGATGCAGATGCTTCGGCACAAAGAACAACTTTAGGTCTAGGTACAATTGCAACTCAAAATGCAAACAATGTATCTATCTCTGGTGGTTCTGTTACTGGACTTGGTGATCCTTCATCAACTTCAGATGCAGCAACTAAAAACTATGTTGATCAAGCTGTTGCAGGATTAAGAACTAGAATTGTTGCAGAAGCAGCAACGACTGCAAATATTTCATTAACGACTGATTTACAAAATGGCGATACCATTGATGGAGTTACTTTAGTAACTGGTGATAGAGTATTAGTTAAAGATCAATCTACTGCAAGTGAAAATGGTTTATATACTGTTGTTGCAAGTGGTGCAGCATCAAGAGATACTGAGTACGATACTATTACAGAATTATCTGGTCAAATGGTTGTTGTTAATCAAGGAACTTCAAATGATAATAAAATCTTTTTATGTACAACAAATACAACAGCAACTTTAGATACTGATGATATTACATTCTCACAAGTTACTCCATCAAATGTTGGAACAGTAACAAGTGTAGCTGTAGCTGACTCTGGTTCTTCAGAATTTACTGTAACTGGTTCGCCTGTAACTTCTTCAGGAACTATTAGTCTTGAAGTTGCTACAATTGCAAATACAAAAATTTCAGGGTTAGGCACAGCTTCAACTCAAGATGTTGGAACTTCAGCTAATAATGTAGTACAATTAAATGGTTCAGCACAACTACCTGCTGTGGATGGTAGTAACTTAACAAACTTAAACGCAGCTACTAATGGTTTCGCTATTGCTATGGCAATCGCATTATAATATAGGAGATAAATATGGCACAAAACTTTAGAAGATATACAAGCAACGATGTAGGCACAAGTGCTGCAACATTATTTACTGCTGATAGCTATGACACTGTTGTAGGTATTTCAGTTGCTAATGTTACAGGTTCTGCTGTTGTCGCATCAGTTTATATCAATGATGGTGCAAATGATATTTACCTAGTTAAAGATGCTCCAATCCCAAGTGGTTCATCACTTCAAGTTCTTGATGGTGGTGCTAAATTTGTGGTTCAATCTGGAGATGCTTTAAAGGTTATATCTGATACAGCTTCATCATTAGATGTTTGGGTATCAACTGTAGATGCAATTAGTTCATAAGGAGAATAATGGCTTATATAGGAAATAAATTAGCAGACGCTTACACAAGTTTTGCTAAGCAAGACTTTACTACAAGTGCGACTACATCTTACACACTTGACTATCCTGTAGCCAAT